TCATAAGATGTTAACCACAAAAGCAACTGACCAAGCAAACTATATTAATATTCCAGTGGCTGGTGGAACACCTTTCGCTGAACCAGCATCTGCGTATCAAGCAGAGTATCCATATAATCATGTTATGGAATCGGAAAGTGGTCACATTAAAGAATATGATGATACGGAAGATAATGAAAGAATTCATGAGTATCACAGAACTGGAACATTCTATGAAATTGATGGTGGCGGAAATAGAACTGTAAAAATTGTTGGAGATGGTTATCATGTTGTAGCTGGTTCTGACCATTTGTTTGTTGGTGGTAATTGTAATATTACGGTAGAGTCTAATTGCAATATGTACGTTAAGAAGGATTGGAATATTCAAGTTGATGGAGACATGAATCTTTTAGTACAAGGTAATAAGACAGAACAAGTTATGTGTGGTGGAACTAATGAAGGTTTTTCAAAAGAGATTGTTAAGAATGGTTTCAAAACAACTTCGGTTGACCATACTGTTACAAACATCTTTGGCGAAAAATTTAATGAACATATCAAATCAGATATTTCTAGAAACTACACAACAAAAGTTCAAGAGTTTATTGGAACAACCTATGAACAAAATATCGTAGAGTCTTCTACAATTCGTGTAGGAACAACTTTCGATTTAGATAGTGGTACTGATATTACGATAGATGGAACTACTGCAAATATTAACCAAGGTACAAAAGGTGCTGCTCGACTTGATGACCAAGTTGATACTGGTGATGACCCAGCTGGAATTTCTGGTTCAGATGGTTCTAACAAAATTGAAGCTGCATCTCTGTCTGTGAAGATTGGTACTAATGCTGGTTCAATGACAGAACCTACAGATGTTACGGAAACAGATTTACTTACAGTTGACTTAGACCCAGTGACTACAGTTAGAAGTGCATATGGTTTAGACAACTTAAATATGGATGCAGTAACAGCTCGTGCAATCTCTGATGGTCGTGCAGTTGAAATTGCAAATGGTATTGACCCAGACGAAAATGAAGGTATCGAATATGGTGATGGTGGTGGAGGTGGAAGTTCGCCTGTCACTGGAGAAGCAGGGCCTATTCAAACTGAAGCTGCATTAAACCAAGAAAGTTATTCTGGTGGTTCTGAATTTTTACCTTACACTGCAATTAATGGATATAATCTAGATGATAAATTAAAATTCTTATCACATACAGACCCAAGGATTAGTCCAGACTTAGGACAGATACTTGAAAATATTGCAGAAACATATGGTTCTAATTTAACAATTACAAGTGCATATCGTTCTGCATCTTATAATGCAAAGGTTGGTGGTGCAAAGAAAAGTAAACATCAACAAGGTCTTGCGTGTGACATATTGTTAAATAATACTACTAAAGAAGAAAGACTTAACTTTATCAAAGCTGCAGCTGCAGCTGGTATTCAAGGTCTTGGTCTTTACTTCCCATCATCTTCTGGTGCAAACTTTATACACATGGATATTGGTGGGGTTCGTCAATGGGGGCCTTCTGGTTCTAGACGTTCTCAATACGGATGGGCTAAACCAACTCTCAAATCGTTGGGTTGGTTCGTATAAATAACAAAGAGGAGTTTATCATGGAAGTTATTTGGGGTTTATTATTGACTATATGTTATGGTAGTACTTGTATAGACCAAGATATACAACAATTTACTAGTAGAGACAAATGCGAAATAATGTTAATACAACACGCAGAATTACCAGCAGACGGTGATTGGGATTCAGTAGAATATATTTGTAAACCAGTAGGGAGTTTAGGAACGTAATGGCAGTTCAACCAGCATATAGAGATGCAGAGAGAACAAACGATTCACCTCGTTCTGCAAGAATATATAAAGATTTAAATCTTAACTTTGGTAGACATCCAACTACTAAACAGATTAATGTATTGACTGACGCAGCTGCTGTAAAAAGAAGTGTTCGTAATTTAGTTCAGATAGGTGAATATGAAAAACCTTTTCATCCAGAGATTGCATCTGGAGTTCGTGATATGTTATTTGAGAACATGACTATGTTTACTGCACAAACATTACAAAGAAACATAACAGATGTAATAACAAACTTTGAACCAAGAGCTCTTCTTACTTCAGTTGAAGTAATACCAAGGTTTGATGAAAATCAATATGAAGTTATTGTAGAATTTTATATAGAAAATGCTCCAGCAGAACTTGTTGATTTATCATTTACATTAGAGAGATTACGATAATGGCAACAACAACAAAAAGATTAGACGTAACAGATTTAGACTTTGATGATATTAAAGGTAATCTAAAAACCTTTATGAGAAATCAATCAGACTTTACTGATTATGATTTTGAAGGTTCTGGTATAAATGCACTATTAGATGTTCTTGCATATAATACACACTATCTTGCAATGAATATGAATATGGTTGCAAATGAGGCCTTTCTCGACACTGCGTCTGTTCGTTCTTCAGTTGTGTCTCACGCAAAGACATTAGGTTATACACCAAACTCTGTTAGAGCTCCTATCGCATATGTAAACGTAACTTTAAATAATATTGGTGCATTAACTTCTGCAACTATTCCAGTAGGAACAGTTTTTACTACAGTTATTGATGATGTAAATTATCAGTTTGTGACAGTCGCAGAACACACAAGACAAATTGAGAATGGTATCATAACATTTTCTAATCTTCCAATTTATGAGGGAACATATGTAACGAATCGTTATACGGTTGATACAGATAATGTAGACCAAAAATTTTATGTAAATGATGCAAATGGAGATACCACTACTTTGATTGTTGATGTGTTTGATAATTCATCTTCTACATCTTCTACTACATTTACTCTTGCAACTGACACTACACAAACTGCATCTGATTCTAATGTTTACTTTTTACAAGAAAGTGTAGATAATAAATTTGAAATATATTTTGGAGATGGTATTACTGGTAAAGCATTATCAGATGGTAACATTGTTCGTATGAGATATGTCATAACGAATAAAGAAAAGGCAAACGGTGCAAGTTCTTTCACAACCTCTGCAACTATTTCTACTATCACTGACATTACAACTGCAACCGTATCAGCTGCATCTGGTGGTGCAGAAAAAGAAAGTATTCAATCTATTAAATTTAACGCACCTCTTGATTATGCAGCTCAAGGTCGTGCAGTTACAGTCAATGATTTCAAAGCAATTGTTCCAAAGGTTTATGCAAATTCAAAATCTGTTCAAGTATATGGTGGTGAAGATAATGATGTTCCTACTTATGGTAAGGTATATATTTCTATTGTTCCAACAACTGGTGCAATTACATCATCTGCAAAATTAGATATTGTTAAGAACTTAAAAAGAAATTATACAGTTGCATCTGTTAGTCCAGAGATTGTTGACCCAGAATATACAAAACTTAGATTGACTGTAAACTTTGCATACAATTCTAAGAATACTATTAAACCACAAGAAACATTAATTTCAAATGTTAGAAAAACAATCACTGATTTTAATACAGACAATCTAACTAAGTTTGATGCAGCTTTTAGATACTCACCATTTACAACTTTAATTGATAATACTGATAATGCTATTACATCTAATATTACAACTATTAAATTAAGTAAAGATTTTTTACCAACATTAAATACTTCTACAAAATATACTATACCTTTTAGTAATCCATTATACAATCCACACTCTGGACATGATGCTGACTCTGGTGGTATTTTATCTTCATCTGGATTTAAAATATCTGGAAATACAAATGAGATGTTTTTAAATGATGATGGTATGGGTAATGTTAGGATGTATTATGTTGTTGATGGAACAACTAACACATATCAAAATAATACAGCTGGAACTATTAATTACAAAACTGGTGAAATTATTCTTACGTCATTTAATATTACTGAGGTATCAAATATTGATGGTGCAACTTCTACTAAAATTAGATTAATTGTAAATCCAGAATCAAATGATATTATTGCAGTAAGAAATCAAGTCCTAGAAATTGACACTGCAAATTTAATTGTTAATGCAAACGTAGATACAATCGCAACTGGTTCTGCATCTGCTGGTGTTGGTGTTACAACAACAAGTACATATAGTGGTGCAACTTCGGCTGCGTCATCTTCATCAACCAGTTCAACAAGTTCAAGTTCTTCAAGTTCAAGTTCCTCTGGTAGTTCTAGTGGATACTAGTTATGGCAAATAATGATAATACTGTAAAGAATAAAGTATCAACTCATATACAACATCAACTGCCTGAATTTATTCAGTCAGACCATCCAGTATTTTCACAATTTGTTAAATTATATTATCAGTTTCTAGAAAGTGCAGAAGTTACTTTTAGTGAAATCAATAATTATGTAAGAGCAGAAACAGAGTCAGTTAACTTTATATTAGATGAAGATGGTGACCAAATTGTTCTAGAAGATTCAGATGTAAAGTTTGAAATTGGTGAAACAATTACTGGACAAACTTCTGGTGCGACTGCAAAAGTTTTAGTTGATGATGTAGATGATGGTAAAAGATTATTTGTTACATCTCAAACTCGTTTTATTATTGGTGAAATATTAAGTGGTGCAAACTCAAATGCATCTGGTACTGTAGAAACTTATAGACCAAATCCAGTTTCAAGTATTCAACAGCTTCTTAATTACTCAAATGTAGACTCAACTCTTTATACATTCTTAGATAACTTTAGAGATTCTTTTCTTGAAGGTATTGTGGATAATGTTAATACTGGTGTGGATAAAAGAAAACTTGTTAAAAGTATTCGTGACCTCTATCTTGCAAAAGGTACAAAGAAAGGACATGAATTATTCTTTAGACTTCTTCTAAATGAAACTCCACAAGTTCAATTTCCTACAGACCAAATGTTGCGTGTGTCAGATGGTGTTTGGAGTGTAAGAAATGTAATGAGAGTGAATCCAGTTAATGGTAGTGCTACAGAATTAATTGGTCAAACTATTACTGGACAAACATCTTTTGCAACTGCGATTGTTACTGCATCTGTTTC